ATTAACGAGGTTTTGGACACTGCTCCCAACTATGTTAGGAAAGATTATGAAAATGAGTTGATTGCAGAGAATGCCAATACATTCCCCACCAGTGACAGGTATGAAGTGCTGGAATATTGGGGCTTGATGGACAAAAAAGACTTGGAAAACTACGATGTTCCAGGACTGGAAGCCTTCGAGAACCTGGATGAGGTGCAAATTAATGCTTGGGTGTGTGGTGGCAAACTCCTTCGAATCGTCCTCAACCCCTTCACCCCTAAACGCATACCCTATTTGGCGTTTGATTACGAACTCAACCCTTATTCGTTCTTTGGTGTGGGTGTTGCAGAGAACATGAACGATAGTCAGATGATTATGAATGGTCACATCCGTATGGCTATTGACAATCTGGCTTTGGCAGGGCACATGGTTCTGGATGTTGATGAGAATGCTCTGGTTCCAGGGCAAAACATGGAAATCTACCCTGGGAAAGTGTTCAAACGGCAGACAGGACAGCCTGGACAGGCTATTTACGGGATCAAGTTTCCCAATACAGCCCCCGAGAACATGCAAATCTTCGATAAGTTTCGACAGATTGCAGATGAGAGCACAGGTATCCCATCATACGCCCACGGTCAGACAGGTGTTATGTCTACCACCCGAACGGCAGCCGGGATGTCTATGCTGATGGGGGCTGCCAGCCTATCCGTTAAAACAGTTGTTAAGAATATTGACGACTTCCTTCTAAAACCCCTTGGTGAGGCTATGTTCCAGTGGAATATGAGCTTCTATGAGGGGGAACTAGAGATAGTAGGGGATTTGGACGTGAAAGCGGGCGGTGCTGCTAGCCTGATGCGTAATGAAATCCGTAGCCAGCGTCTTACGTCCTTCGGACAGTTGTTCGCCAATCCTGCTATTGCTCCGTGGATTAAGGCCCCGGCGTATGTTAAGGCATTTGTTGAGAGCCTTGAACTCGATCCGGATGAACTCATCAATGACCCTGATGAAGCGGCCATTATGGCACAGCAGATAGGTGCTGCAGGTGGATTGGGGGGAGCTGTGGGTAGTATGGCAGAACCTGGAGGCATGGGCCAGCCTGGAGGTGTTCCGTCCCCAGCTTCCCCAGGAGAACCTGAATTCACAGGGAATGAAGGTGGGGGGAAAGTTCCCCCAGAAGAAAACTCTTGACAAATATAGTTAGATGTGTTAAAGTAAGATTGTAGGGGGAATACTAATTGAATAAAACTATCCTAAAATCGCTGGTCAATAACGAAGGGCTATGGCTGGCACTAGTAGATTGGCTTGAAACCGAAGAAAAAGTGGCATTAGCCAATCTCCTACAGGCAGAAAAGCCTGAATTGCTATATAGGAGCCAAGGATATGTACAAGCCATCCGAAAGATGAAGGGGCTAAAGTCGCATGTCAATGCTTAGTAGAGACAACACTCTTCAGAAGCTCCAGTCTCGTTGTAGTGGCGGTGATGCTGATGCATGCCTCACATTGAAGCAAGGGGTGGCCCAAGGAATGATGGGTAGTGGGGCTGCTCGAATGAATAGAGAGCGTTCCAAGGCTTTTAAATCAAATCTACAAGAAGCCTTTAACCAAAACACTGCCGGTGGAGTTGCTACAAAATATCGATATGACCAGAAAACCCAAAACATCTTGGGACAAGTGGACAGTTGGATAAATAGCGACTTTAGTCGCAGTGAAAGGCAGAGCGTGTATGATAGTTTTGTAGACACAGCCAACAAAGAAGCTCAAAAAAGTGGTAGTAGATACGCTACTAGCGTAGGTATTCAGAAAGCAGTGAACGCTCTACGTGGTAGGGGCTATGAAGGCGACTACTACAAAGACCCTGGCGCTGGACGTATGCCTATAGCCAAGGGCACAAAGAAATATGCAGAAGGTGGAGATGTGAGTATGGATGAAGAATCGTTGTTAGCGCCTCCACCGGAGATGATGGAGCCCGAAGAAGACCCCTTGCTCGCCAAGTGGGCACCTCTCATTGAGGTTTTGGGTGAAGAAGCATTCATGGAAGTGGCAGCATTAGCAGAAGAGTTTCCTGTTGTTGGTGCGCTTGCTGAGATGGCGATGAAGACAAGTGATGGGGCTGTTGAAGGTATGGGTGGCCCTGAAGAAGATATGGTTCCTGCACGACTTAGCGACGGTGAGTTTGTGTTTAGTGCAGAAGCTGTAGAAGTAATTGGTATAGATACGCTTGAGAATATGCACAACGAAGCAAAGCGTATGGCCGGGAGTTTGGTTTAATTCATTTTCTTTAGGAGCACAATATGCGTATGACACCTTCAAACCAGAAGCAGTCTGGTAAGTATAATGTAGAAAAAGAATGGAGTGATGAAGGGAAGACAGGTGAACCCTTTGTCTCTGCTGATGACAGTATGGCCTATGTAAAGAAAAACCGTACTGTCGTAATGGACAAGATGGAAGAACCAAAAGCCGAGGCACCGCAAGAAGCAGAGCCCCAGCCCCAGCCAGAGGCTGCACAGGAGGAGCCTGCCAAATACCAGAAGGTGGACTATAAGAAGCGTTATGATGATCTGAAGCGTCATCATGATCGTAAGCTCCAAACAATGAAAGATGAGATTGCTAAGCTTAAGGAAGACATGCGTAACTCTCGTCCACACTACACACCTCCGAAAAGTGAGGACGAGCTGAAGCAATTTAAAGAGGAAAATCCAGACATTTATGCTGTAGTTGAGAGTGTGGCACATCTACGAGCCAGTGAAGAAGCCACTCAACTACAAGGAACATTGAAGGAGATGCAGGAAAAACTTGCATACTCCGAGGCTGAAAGGGCATATGCCCAACTTAAAACCTTGGTCCCTGACCTGGAAGAAATCAGACAAACTGAAGACTTTCACAATTGGGCCGAGGATCAGCCAGAAGAAATTCAGAACTGGGTGTACAAGAACAGCACGAATGTGCAGCTTGCCGCCAAAGCTATCAACCTCTATAAGGCCGACAGGGGTATGCTAGGCACCAGCAAGCAACACGCACAGACGCCACCTGTCCAAAAATCCCAGCCTGAAAGGGGTGCTGATGAAGCAGTGCCCACCACTCCGCGTCGTGAAGAACCGACAGCCACCGGCGAGAAAGTTTGGAAACAATCTGAAATCGCTGCCCTGTCTCCTAAGCAAGCGGAACAACTCATGCCAGAGATTGATCGGGCCTTTGCAGAAGGTCGTATATTGATGGGTGAGTGACTACCAACTAAGAACCCCTTTAGGCTACTTCTTAGTTACCCCCCTGTGTAACAGGCTACGGTGTGGTAGGACAACCTAAACCACATATAGATAGAGGTAACTATCATGGCTAATTTTGAAAATGCAACAACTGCCAATAGGCAGAACTTTAACAGCTCCACCAGTGGTCAAACTAACACCTTCTGGGTTCCAGAGATTTTTTCTCAGAAAGTCCAGATTGCGTTCCGTAAGGCCGCAGTGGTTGAAGCTGTAACCAACACCGATTATTTCGGTGATATTGCTGGTTACGGTGACACCGTTAACATCATCAAGGAACCGCAAATCACTGTCAACGACTACCTGCGTGAGACGGACACGGCTGCTGGCCGCACCGCCCTCACTGACCAGGAGCTGACGATGGTGATCGATCAGGCTAAATACTTCCGTTTCGAAGTAGATGACCTGGAAACCCGGTTCTCGCACATCAACTGGCAAGCTATTGCGGCAGACAATGCTGCATACCAGCTCAAGGACGCTTACGATAGTAATGTCCTTGCTGCTATGGTTGCTGGTGCTACCACCAACACCTACGGTACGGCTGCAGCCCCGATTGATACGGGCTTCGGTAGCGGTGAAGTTGATCCGCTGGACGTTCTGTCTCGACTGGCTCGCCAGCTCGATGACCAGAATGTGCCGGAAGAAAACCGTTATGTTGTTGCCAACCCGATTTTCTACGAGGAGCTTGCACGCACCAGCTCCAAGTTGATGTCGGTTGATTACAACCAAGGTGACGGCGGTCTGCGTAATGGTCTGGTTGCTTCGGGTATGCTCCGTGGCTTCATGCTCTACAAGAGCAACAACCTCGCCACCATCGCAGGTAGTGGTTCCTTCTCTGGTACGGACCTCTACGCACTGCTGGCTGGTCACATGTCCGCAGTGGCATCCGCTTCGGCACTCTCGCAAACCGAGAGCTTCCGGGCACACGATGCCTTCGCTGATGTTGTTCGGGGTCTTCTGGTCTGGGGCCGTAAGGTTCTGCGTGCAGAGGCACTGGCACTTGGCACCATGCTCATCGACTGAGCGTAACTAGGGAGGAGGGGGCCTTGCCCCCTTCTCTCTCTCCTAATTCATAAGGTGGCGTATGTCATACAAAGAAAACCCATTTAAGTATAGTTTACAGTATGAATACGACACCACGCTTCAAGAATGGGTTCCTCAAGAAAAGTCTTCGAATGATAGTGCTCAAGCTGTAAAGGTTGTAGACAACTCTCTCTACGGAGATATTCAAAGAGACGCTTGGGGAAGACCTAAAGCAATCACGGACAAGTCTCTGTTCCACGGTGTGTGGACTTACACTGTACGCAACTCTATTTGGGAAGAGCAAGCAGTGTCTGGCGG